AATATATTGATTTCTATGGCCTTCCTATCAATATGTTGTATAGTTTCGCTATCTAAAACACAGGATATAGTGTAAACTTAAACGTAGATACTATAGATAGCTCTGATTCCTGGCTATAGAGTGTGCCGTAACCCCCCGAGCAATGGGTGTATATATATAAAATAACAGAAACTTGACACAAAAAGAGAGGGAGCCTTGCGACTCCCCCTTGGTCATTTGCCTATCAGTCTCCCGATACGTTTGGATTGCTTGGGTTTACACCTTATGATGATCGGTTTCGACATAGCATCATACCTGCGAACCAAGTAACTACCCCGATCAGTGTGATCAGTGCCCAGATTATTAGCTCGATGCCAACAATACTGTTGTCATACTCGATGGTGCCTACGCCTGCCATCATAAGAAAGAATCCAGCCATGCTGAATATTACTCCAAATACCTTCATAGTTTTCACTCCAGTTTGTTGAAAGGTAGCTGGGGCGATTGCCCGCCCCAGCTGTTAGGTGGCTCACTGTTCTGATATGTTTACCAAGTGTTTTGGTATCTTCACATCGTGGACAAGTGTTAGATATAAAGCTCGGGCAGCGCCCTCGGTTTTATACCAGCGGAAGTAAAGGGTTCCGTACTCAACCCAGTCGACGCGAAAACGTCTTAGCTTTTCTACTTTCATAGTTGCCTCCGGTAGAAGGGCTGGGGCTTGCGCCCCAGCCGGTTGAGTTACAGAGTAACGATGTTCTCGTTGCCCTTGGCGACAGGTGCGTCAGGGTTGACTAGGTCAAGCCTTGGCTTGCCCCACTTGCCAGCTTTGAGTACTGGCATGTGGCCCGCCTTCAACGCTTGCTCCATCTGCTTGGCGTTCAGGTTTTCGCCTTCGGCGAGTTCCTGATTGACGCCCTTGATGTAGAAGCTCCAGCGGTCAATCGACGCCTTGTGCTTTTTAGCGGCCTCGACCACCAGCTTTGCGACCTGAGCCGCTTCGCCTGCGGAATACTTTCCGCTGCTAGCCTTAGCAAGGCTGATTACACCTGTTTCTTTGTTCAAACGAACATCGAAACGCCCTTCAAAGATACGTGCGTTCATTGCACTTTCTCCTATACCCACATTGTCAAACAGCGTGGCGGATGTGGGCTTCCCCGCCCGCCGTCGTTGCCGTCATCAGCAACAACTACATACAAGCATAATTATACCAAGATGTAAAGTTACAGCATTTTGCCTAGGTTTTCTGCGCTGTCTAGCGCGTCGCTTTTCGCGTCGCATCATGCACGCGCACGCGCAAGGGAGGGGGGCACATGGATTATTTTTTGCAACCCCCCGCCTATATAAGTAAACCTCACATAACAAGACCCTAAAAAATGAAGATGTAAAGTTTTGAAAGTTTCTTGACAGTCCCGTAACTTACACCGTAGAGTCTGGGTATGGATACGTTACCGTTGAAACATACTAAGTGGTCTGACCGTCTTGCCTTTGACATGGCTTTGATGCTGGAAGGTAGCGGTGAGACTTTGGATGAAGTTAAAGATCGCCACAACATTACGGCGGAACAGTTGCTTGTGTTTAACAAGGACACTGTGTTTCTGAAGAAAGTCGAGTCCTATCGCGACGAAGTCCGCGAAAAGGGTATGACGTTCAAGCTTAAAGCCAGGGCACAGGCGGAAGAACTCCTGACAACAAGTTGGACGCTGATACACAGCCCAGAGGTGTCCGCAGCTGTAAAAGCAGATCTTATTAAGTCTACAGTCAAGTGGGGCGGGCTAGAACCTAAGAACGAAGTAAATGCGGAGGGAGCAGGTGGCGGAGTTAAAATTACAATTAACCTCGGGGGTCAAGACCTCGCAGCGACTGTCGTTGATCACGAACCTATTGACGAAGTTTACTCAGAAGGACAAGGGTCAGAAGATGGCCACCTTCTCGACGCTGGATGAATGCGAGCGGTGTGCGGCAGTATTGTCGCAGCTGAACGTACGATACAAGCAGAAGATTCGGAGGAAAAAGAGTATCGAAGAACCTTACGCAATAGTACTCCTCGACGATCCGTCTCTTCTGCTTGCCCAGACCGAAGTGTCTGAGCAGTGTCCACATTGCGGAGAACACACTACAGATTATAAGTGGTGTAAGTATTGTGGGGACATAACACATTTGGATGAGTATGAAGATGCAGCAAAGAAACAGGGTTGGCCAGGTTAAGAACGCAGCCAACATGACAGTAGAAGAATTTGCGTTAGAGCTTCAGCGTATAAAGCATAAGGCGTTGTTTATTGATACATCACCTACAGGCAGGGAAGCTGCTAAACGTACGCGTAGCTATATGAACCAAAAGCGAGGGCAAGCTATTGGCTCTAGATATTAACTTTACACCATCGCGGACTGCTGCGAACTTTATGAGTTCGGATGCAAAGATGCGTGTGCTTATGGGGCCAGTCGGGTCAGGTAAGTCTGTGGCGAGCTGTTTTGAAATTGTCCGCAGGGCATCACAGCAAGCTCCAGGTCAGGACGGGGTGAGACGCTCCCGTGCCGCTGTTGTTCGTGAAACCGTTCGTCAGCTGACTGATACGACCATTAAGACGTTTCTCGACTGGTTCCCGCCAGGCCCGTGCGGTAATTTTATGCGCACGACCAAAACATATTTCTTTAAGGTAGGCGATGTAGAGTGTGAGATTATGTTCCGCGCACTTGACGACGCTGACGATGTGGCAAACTTGAACTCTCTTGAACTTACGTTTGCATGGTTCAACGAATGTAGGGACATCAACTCCGAGATTGTGGACGCGATGTCTAAACGTATTGGCCGTTTTCCTTCTGCGAAAGACGGCGGGCCATCATGGTTCGGTATGTGGGGCGACACCAACCCGCCGACTATGGATACTTGGTGGTACTACCAGATGGAGAAGCTAGATCCTCAAGACGGAGTCAGCCACAACGATAATGGTTGGGATGTGTTCAAGCAGCCATCCGGACGTAGTGTTAACGCAGAAAATGTGGAGAACTTACCCGATGGATATTATGACACCCAAGGGCGCAGTGAAGAATATATCAGGGTCTTTATTGACGGAGAGTACGGACTCAGCTCAGCAGGACAACCCGTCTACAAGTATTTCAGACCGGACTATCACATGGCTGACGAGACTCTCAGTCCTATTCTCAATGGCGTGCGTCCTGTCGTTGTTGGTATGGATTTGGGGTTGACACCGGCAGCAGTTATAGGGCAACAAGACCCTCGCGGACGAGTGCTAGTGCTCGATGAGGCAGTGTCTTTTGATATGGGCATTCAGCGTTTCGTCCGCACCATACTTAAACCAATGATCTATGAGCGGTTCAGCGGGGCACCAATACTAGTTATTACTGACCCCGCTGGTATTCAGCGTGCGCAAACTGACGAACGCTCGGCAGTTGACATCATTAAAGCTGAAGGATTTCGTGTTCTGCCAGCTAAGACAAACAATGTGTCAGCACGTTTGTCTGCGGTGGACGACTTCCTTATGAGGCATGTCGATGGTGACAGCGCATTCCTGTTAGATCCTAAATGTTCTCACCTCAAAGCTGCTATGATGGGTGGGTACAGGTTCCACCACAAGAATGGCACGATTGATAAAAACAACCACTCGCATATAGCTGAAGCTTTACAATACTTCATGCTGCATGTAGCTACAGCTGGCGAGGGCGTGATCATACCTCAACGACGAGATGTTAAAAGGGTTGCAGCAGCAGGCTGGACTTGATATTGTTCAAATGTCATCTCGTGACACCTTCATAGTTACCAACCTTAAACCTTCCACGGATTGCCCCCGTGGGGGGTTTTTTCTTGACTTGTACAGGAACTTGTTGTCATGTATAAATAAAAGTGTACACTTACTGCAGGAGTGTGAATATGCACAAAAACGGAATGCCTTGCGGCTGTAGCAAACCTTACGTTGTCTATTCGGATAATTCGAAGATGGACACTAGCGGCATGGCTGAACGTAAAGTACAGAGCTATAGAAATGGTGGAGCTATCCTTCCTGCAGCGCGTATTGATGGTGATGTGTTTGTTAGGGCTGCGCAAGCAGTAGGACTACCTACTACTAATGCGTCTCTTAATCGTATTGTAAATTTAGTAAATCAAGGCATGACCCCCAACCAAGCTGCAAAGAAACTGGCCGAAGTCCGTAGCTACAAATCAGGTGGTTATGTTTACACCGACGCAAATGATCCTGATACAATGACCGAAGATAAGGATCGTGAAAAGGAGATGTACTGATGGCTAGAATAATCGACACCCGTGGCTCTGATGGTAGAGGTATTAGGTACACGGCTTACGATACAAAGCTTGTTGATTACGCTAAAGCACCAGCTACCGGTATTGATCCAGATAAACGATTTAAGGTTGGCAAGCCTAAAACTTTAGACCGGCCAGGAAACGTAGAGTATTTCGGTTCTGAGTTTAGGAAAGAGGCTGAAGACCTTGCAAATGCTCGTGAAGCTGCATATCGACGCCGTCAGACAAACGAATATATTAGAACGGGCGCAGCTGCACCTGGCGATGTGGTTAGTCAAGCTACGTCAAATGTTAAGATCGGGCAGCTTCGTACAGAAGGGTTTACTGCTGCGGATCGTGCGCAGAAACAAGCTGGACGCCAACAAAAGATTGAGCAAAATCGTGCAGATCTTGTTGCAAAAGGGCAACAGCAGCTGACTAATTTTGCTACTGGCCTTACTTCAGGCAATCTTAGAAAAGCTAGAAAAGCTTTTCGTAACCTAAAGGGTACTGCTGCGGAGGGCTTGACTACTTTTCGTAACACAAAAGACGATGACGGGGGTATTGCCTAGTGCTTAATGTCGTAAGTAATTCAGAACTCCGTAAGCGCGAAAAAGAACTTGTAGACAAAGAACTCGCTGCTCGTCAGAACAACGCTGTTGTTTTGGGGCTAGCTTCGCATCTTCGTGAGTGCTGGGACGCTGCGCGTCAAGCCAAAAAACCTATTGAAAACATTATGCTACGTGGACTACGTCAGCGTAACGGTGAATACGAAGCTGACAAGCTATCTCAGATACACGAGCAAGGTGGCTCAGACATCTATATGATGATTACTGAGGTTAAGTGCCGTGCAGCCGAAAGTTGGCTGCGCGACATTTTGTTAGACACAGGTACTCCACCTTGGGATCTAAAACCAACACCTATTCCAGATCTATCACCTGAGCAAACAACTGAGCTACAAGCTGCGTTTGCTGCGGTTGTTACTCGTATAGTTGAAAATGAAAAGCGTGCGCCAAACGCCGATGAAATGGTCGAGCTAAAAGAAATGGTAGGTCAAGACTACCGCTTTAAGCTGCTAGAAGCTGCAGACAACCGCTCACAGAAGATGCGTATAAAAATTGCTGACCAGTTTGCACAAGGCGGCTGGGGTGATTCTTTTAATGAATTTATTACTGACCTAGTTACATACCCATGTGCTTTTATCAAAGGGCCTGTTGTCCGTAGACAACGTAAACTTGGTTGGTCACAAGGGCCAGATGGTAAAACTATTGTAGAAGCTACAGAGGTTATCGCACCTGAGTTTGAGCGTGTTGATCCTTTCCGTATTTATCCTGAGCCAGGAATTTCAAATGTTAACGAAGGTTACATCTTTGAGCATCATCCCCTAAGTCGTACCGAGCTGGCTGACCTTGTTGGTGTGCCAGGGTACGACGACGATGCTATCCGCAAAGTACTGGACATCGGTAACGGCTCGTCATGGATTAACGAAGATGTTGAGCTTGTTAAAGACGAAGAAGAACGTAAGTTCCATTCGTTTAACCGTCCTACTGAAACCTTTGATGCTCTAGAGTTTTGGGGCAAAGTAACTGGTAAAATGCTTATCGAGTGGGGACTTGATGAAGAAGAAATTGATGATGAGCATCGAGAGTACGATGCCAATGTTTGGATTGTAGGTAATTACGTTATTAAGGCTATTCTTAACTACGATCCGTTAGGAGAGAAGCCATATGCTAAAACGTCTTTCATCAAGCGCCCTGGGGCGTTTTGGGGTAGCGGTATCCCAGAAATTATCGAAGATATACAAAGCGTGTGTAACGCTGCTGCTAGAGCTTTGGTTAACAACATGGGCATTTCTAGCGGGCCTCAGGTCGAAGTTAACCTTGAGCGTATCCCGCCAAATGAAGATATTACGCAGCTCCACCCGTGGAAAATCTGGCAAGTAACTAATGACCCTCTTGGGTCTAGCGCACCTGCAGTGCGGTTTACACAGCCAGATGACAACGCAAACACGTTGCTGGGTGTCTATGACAAGTTCAGTAAACTAGCCGACGATCACTCAGGAATACCTTCCTACGTGTATGGCGACCTTAACGTCCAAGGGGCGGGGCGCACATCATCAGGCTTGTCCATGCTTATGGGTGCAGCTGGTAAGGGTATTCGACAGGTGGTTATGCACATCGACACAGATGTGATTAAGCCAGTTGTACACCGTCAGTTCGTATACAACATGCGATATGACGAAGACGAAACTATTAAAGGCGATGTTGAGATCTTGCCAAAAGGCTCGATTAACCTTGCAGTTAAAGAGACTGTTAACATCCGCCGTCTTGAGTTTCTTAACGCAACCGCCAATCAGATCGACATGGAGATCGTTGGTAAAGAAGGCCGTGCAGCGATTCTTCGCGAAGTGGCTAAAGGGTTGCAGATGCCTGTGGACGACATCATCCCATCTAGGGAGAAGGAAGGCTACATGAATCGAATGGCAGCTACAATGCAGCTTGAAGCTAAACAAGCAGAACAAGCAGCAGGAGGTAAGCCAGCCGAGATGCAGCCTGACGGTACCCCCAAAGGTGGGCAAGATGCGAACACAGTTAGTAACCGCGACACAGGAGGAGCAGGATGATCCGGCCCTCTCCTGAAGTTACTAAGGCACTAGCCGCAAGTGTGCGCCAATATCCCGAGATAGCTAAATGGCTACAGGAATGGCGTATGCACGAGTTAGAGCAGCTACCCAGCGTCGCACAGAATACGACACTTGCACAGGGGCGGTGTCAAGTTCTGTCAGAGCTTTCTAAGCTCGTGAGCGAGTCCCCTGAGATAGCGGCAAAGTCATCATGACAGCTGTTAATTGCGCACACCGATAGGAGCGTTCAACATGGCAATACCAAAGCAAGTTCAGATGCAATCTGAGGCAGTACAAGAACTCTATAAAGAACTCAATGGTGAGGTTGAGGCACAGGGCAATGCGCCCGAGGCTGAAGCTAATACTAATGAAGCACCTGTAGAGGAGGCTGTAGCCGACAGTGCAGAAGAGCAAGCACCTCAGTCTGGAACCGAGGAGCAAGGACAACCAGACACCGAAACTAAAGATACTTGGGAACAAAAGTACAAAACACTGCAAGGTATGTACAACGCAGAGGTTCCCCGCATGAAAGCGGAGAATCGTGAGTTGACATCCCGTGTTTCTCAAATGGAGCAACTGCTTAGCACACTGAATAGTCAGCCTGCTGCACAACCTGTATCTAGCGATCCATTGATTACAGATAAGGATGTTCAGGAGTACGGCGATTCTATTGATGTTATGCGGCGTGCAGCACGAGAAGAAGTGGCGCAAGCCAATGCTCGGGTCGCACAGCTAGAGCAACAAGTAATGCAGATGCAGACCAGCGTGGTACCGCAGATGAATCAGATCTCGCACGCACAGGCTCAGTCAGCAACGCAGCAGTTTTGGGCAGACCTTTCCAATAAAATACCCGAGTGGAATGACATCAATAATGATCAAAACTTTCAGTCTTGGTTGTTAGAGATTGACCCGCTTACAGGTATTTCTCGTCAGACATATCTAGAAGACGCACAGTCTAACCTAGATTCTAACCGTGTGGCGCAGTTCTTTAAGTCTTGGCAAGAGGCAAACGGTACACCAAGTGTTGCTCAAACCAATCGGAAGGTTCCTTCTGATCAGTTGGAGAAGCAGGTATCGCCAGGGCGAGGTCGCTCAGGCACCAATACTATGCCATCCGAAGGCCAGACATACTCACCCGCCGACATCGAGCAGTTCTTTGATGCTGTCCGTAAGGGTAAGTACAAAGGTCGTGAAGAGGAACGTGGCCGAATAGAGCGTGACATTTTCGCTGCACAGCGAGAAGGTCGCATAGTCACTGCATAATTAAAAGGAGGCTAACATGGCTTTTGCAGTATCATCAGGTCGTCCGGACTACACGGGCAACTTTATTCCTGAGATCTGGTCAGGCAAGCTCATCGAGAATTTCTACGATGCGACTGTCCTGTCTGCGATCTCTAACACTGACTACGAAGGTGAAATTCGTAACATGGGTGACACGGTTAACATCCGTACCACTCCGGAGATCACCATTCAAACCTACGTTAAGGGCCAGACTCTTTCAGTCGAAAACCCTGACAAGGCTAAACTGCAGCTCGTAATCGACAAAGGCGAGTACTTCGCTTGCGTTGAAGACGATGTTGATCAGGTTCAGTCTGACATCGCATTGATGGATATGTGGTCTAAAGACGCTTCTGAGCGTATGAAGATCAAAATCGACGAGCGTGTCTTGACTGATCTACTACCAGATGTATCCGCAAATAACAAAGGCACAACAGCTGGCGCTATTTCTGGAAACATTGATTTGGGTGTAGCAGGTACCCCTGAAGCTCTTACAAAGACTAACGTCATTGATAAGATCGTGGATATGGGTACTGTTCTTGACGAAGCTAACTGTCCAGAAGGGGATCGCTTCCTTGTGATTCCTGCGAAGATGGCTGGCCTTATCAAGCAGTCTGACCTGAAAGACGCGTCTATTACTGGTGACAACCAGTCGCCACTGCGTAATGGCCGTTTGGGTATGATCGACAGATTTACCGTTTACGTTTCTCACAACCTAAAGAAAACTGCAGGCGGTGAGTTCAGCGTAATTGGTGGTCACAAGATGGGTTTTACATTTGCATCTCAGATGACAAACATGGAAACCATCCGGTCTGAAACAACTTTTGGCAACATCATTCGTGGCCTTCAAGTTTACGGCTATAAAGTCGTTAAGCCTGAAGCTCTTGCTACGATGATTGTTACTGTATAAGGAGGGCTTAGATCATGGCTACTTATAACGACGGTAAAGGTTACAACATGGGTACAGGTGCCGCACACGTTGCTGCAGGTATCAACAAAGTATCATCTGTAACTGTAGATCTAAACTTCGCTACTATCACTACTGAGAGAGCAGCAGCTGGTCTGACTGCACTTACAAGTGCTGATATTCTTGAAGTTATCAAAGTCCCAGCACAAACTTTGGTCACACATGTGGCTCTAGAAGTTACTACTGCTGAGGGCGGAACACTAACAGTTGACGTTGGTGACGGCGATAACCCAGATGGATACCTTGATGGTGTTAACGCTAATGCTACAGCAGCATATATTTCTGTAGCTGGAACTGACGCTTTTGAGCAAGGTAAGTTTTATACTGCTGCCGATACAATCGACATTGTGCTTAACAATGCCGCTGACGCAGCAGTTATGAAACTTACAGCTGTAATGGTTGACTGTTCATAACTTGGTTGGGGGGCTTCGGCCCCCCTCCCTACCTAGGAGGCGCATATGGCTAAGATTGATAAAAGCAAGATGGCTTGTAATAAACCTAAGCGTCAGGTCTCTGGAGGTAAAAAATTTGTTGTTAAGGCATGTCAGAACGGTAAAGAAAAGATAATTCGGTTCGGGGATGCCAATATGAAGATTAAAAAGAATCAACCTGGGCGGCGTAAGAATTTTCGTGCAAGACACGGTTGTGATAGTAGGCCACCCTCAAAGATGACCGCACGTTATTGGTCTTGTAAAAAGTGGTGATAGCATGGCAGCTCCTAAAGCAAAATCTAAAAAAGACGCCTGCTACTATAAAGTAAAGGCTCGCTACAAGGTTTGGCCCTCAGCTTATGCATCAGGGGCTTTGGCTAAATGCCGAAAGGTTGGAGCAGCAAACTGGGGTAATAAGAGTGGCCGTAAGAAAAAGTAAAAAGGGCGCATCGCTTCGAAAGTGGTTTAGCCAAAACGACGGCAAAGGCTGGGTAGACTGCAAAACAGGTAAACCTTGTGGACGAAGTGGGTCAAAAAGTGATAGTAAGAGGGGGTATCCAGCGTGCCGTCCTACTATGGCGCAATGTAAAACTGCAGCGGCAAAGGCGGCAATGAGGAAGAAAAGCTCGTCTAGTCGCGTTAGCTGGAAAAAATAAGGAGACTAACATGACCAGATGGTTAAAAAACAAAGTTGACGGCGAGATCTACGAGTGGGATCCAATCTTAGCCGAAAACCCTAAGACAGAAGAAGTTACTGAGGAGCAAGCGTTTCCTGAGAAACATATCCCTAAGAAGCAACGTGGCAGACCTGCAAAGGTAAATTTAGCTACTGAAGAGCCGGAAGCACCTGATAACACTCCTGCAGAACTGGCTGAAGAAGCATCAAGAGGGCTACCTGAATGATTCTAAACGATGTAATCACTGAGGTTAGGCGTATCATACAAGATACCAACACACCGTTTCGCTACAGCGATGATGTATTGCTGGGGTTTGCTAATCAGGCTCTGAAGCGAATTGCTGTGTTGCGGCCTGATCTTTTTGCTTTCATCGGAGATATTACATGTACAGACGGCGAGGTTGTTCAATCTACGCCGTCTGATTCTATTCGTCTTATAGAAATATATTCTGTAAAAAACGGTAACGGAATTATCGAGACAAACCGTGAAGCGTTAGATCAAGCGTACCCTACATGGATGAACGACGTAGCAGGGCCAACTGTAAACTTTATGCGGCATGTTCGTAACCCCAATAAGTTTTTTATATACCCCAAGGCTCCTGCGGGGCAGATATTGGTGGGTGAATACGCGAAGACTCCACCTGACTATAGTGGTACTCAAACTGTAGAATTAATTCCTGATGCGTATTTTCCCGTAGTTATTGACGCTACAGTATTTATTGCAGAGTCGGTGGACAACGAACACGTTAACTCTAACCGAGCGCAGTTGTTTCAGCAGTCGTTTACTCAGGCACTTGGCGTTGCTGCTCAGAGCCGTGCGATTACTGATCCTGAACGTGGCGGGCTACAAGAGGAGGACGTTGTATAATGCCTAATAGAAAGTTTTCCGAATTAGTCACTAGACTCGCTCCAAGCGTCCCTGGCGCTCCTAACGTTGTTGTAGAGCAGTATGTGCGGGACGCGGCTATAGAGGCGTGTGAGCGCACTCTAGCATGGCGTCATGAGCAAGCCCCTATAAGACTTAATAAAGGCGGACATGACTATGCGTATGAACCACCAGATTACGCTGAGGTGCATGCGATTATTACCGCTACTGTAAACGGTAATAAACTGAAGTCCGTGTCTCTAGATCATTTACATGATTTATACCCTAAGTGGCCGTATGGAGCAGCTAATGAACAGGCTGAGCCTAGATATATTACAACCATTGATGTTGATAATTTTGCTGTAGCTCCCATTCCAGACGGTATCACTAACTATGACGTTCGTATGATAGTTGCTTGTAAGCCACTAAGAACAGCGGAGGAAATGGATAAAACTGTGCTTGATGATTTAGAGAATGTGATCATGCACGGTGCGCTACAACATCTTCTGGTGCTGCCCGAGCGAACATGGAGTGATAGAGAACTAGCTTCATACCATGCAAAACAGTTTGCATATAAATTATCAGAGCGTAGAGCCAGAGCTAACCTTGGTACAGGCAGAGGTTCTATGCGTGTACAAAATCAACGATTTGCGTGAGGTAAGCTATGGCGGATACAATTAGATTAGTAAAAGGTGATGCAAAACCCGTTGTTATACTTACGCTTACTGATGAGTCTACCGACAGTGCTTTAGATGTTTCCCCAGCGGGTACAACTGTATCTGTGCGTTTTCGTAAAGCTAATACCGACACGCTACTTAGCACAATTACTTGTAGTAACGTTACCAATGGTACAGATGGCAAAGTTCAGTTTGATTTTTCAGGTGGCGTATTAGATAGCGTAGATGCAGGACAGTACGAAGGTGAAGTAGTTGTTACTACCTCAGGCGCTGGTACACAGACAGTATATGAACTATTAAGTTTTAGAGTAAGGGATAACCTTACATGAAGATAGGTCTTAGCGTCAGTGTAGTATCTTTTAGTGCTTTTGCTGCGGTAAGTAATATATCTGTTACTGCGGAAGCAGCATACGTAGTTGCTGATGTTGCCGCAAAAACTATTATACTTGACAGTGCTGATCGACCTTTTGTCTTACCACAAACTAATTTAGCATCTGAATCTGTTACAGTTAGTGATGTTGGGGACGGAATTAATGTTGAAATAGATTTACAAAAAGATTTTGAAACTTTTAAGACTGACGGCCCAGATATAACTGACTCTGATCCTGTGTTTCTTGTTGAGCCTGACTTTAGTGATTCGGTAATAGTAACTGACGCGCAGCTTGTTGTAACGTTTGACGATGTAGCAGACTTTGACCCATCTACGCCAGCTGTGGATTTTGACCCTGTAAGTATTACAGAGGCTGACGCCAAAGATGTTACGGTTGCAGAGCTGGCCGATAACGACGATGTATCTGTAACCGAAGCTATCTCTAATCAACCTGATATACCTAAGTCTGATGCTGTTACAGCTACTGAAGTTAGTGTGCTAAATCCACAACTTGCTAAATCAGAGACGTTAACTGTAACTGACGCTGTTGATGATTTTGATGTAGATAAGGTATTGGCTGACTCAGTGTCTGTTACTGAGGCTATAGAGAATGAAGTAACTTTACCTCAGTCTGATTCTGTGTCTGCTGTGCAGTCAAATGTTAAAACGTTTACATCTAATGTAGACTTTGATCTTTCCGATGCTGACGTAGACCCAGACCCAGTTACAGCTACAGATGCTATTGATGATTTTGATTTCGATAAAGGCGTTACTGACACAGCGTCTATAACTGAGTCAGATGCCAAAAACGTTACAGTTGCAGAGTTGGCTGACAGCGATACAGCTTCTGTGGTAGAGTCTATTGCGCTTGATCCTGAAAGCGTTCTGACTGATTCCCTCACAGCCGTGGAAGGGATCAAGCTTAATCCTGACATACCAGTATCCGACACTGTATCTGCTACAGAAGCGCAAGTATTTGATATGCGGCCAGAACTTTCTGATACTGCAACTGCTACGGAAAGCATAAATACTTTACTTACTCTTGGCGAGTCTAGCTATGTGTATCCAGATTTTGTTTCTGTTTCAGATGGTTATAGAGGTGGGTTTATAGAAGAACCTTACTCTTATACCATTTCTAGTGTAGAGTATTTTGTACCTTATACAGGTGTTATAGGATCAGCAGAAACACTCAATACTGTAATACTTAACGCTGACCGTGTAACAGCACCAGATACAAGTTCTTCTGGACTTGTTGTCAACTTTCATTATACTGATGTTGACGAAGATGACCGCGTTATGGGCGGATACATGTATAACCAAACGCCTCTGTGTGCCGGTAACAGCACGGTAGGCCAACGAGCAATCTTGTAAAGGAGCTAACCATGATCCAAGATTCTATCAAAATGACCGGTGAACTTCGTATCACGGTTACTAATCCTGAGGGTAACATTACTCAAGAAACTGTTATCCCAAACCTTGTAGTTACTGCGGGTAAAAACCTCATTGCTTCTCGGCTAAAAGACACAACTGATGGTGCTATGTCTCACATGGCTATTGGCACGGGCACAACTGCTGCGGCAGCTGGCAACACTGCGCTAGTCACTGAAGCAGGTCGTGTTGCCCTTACTTCTACTACGGTCACAAACAACGCAGTGGCATACGTTGCTACGTTTGGAGCAGGTACAGGCACCGGTGCAATCACCGAAGCAGGTCTGTTTAACGCTAGCTCTTCAGGCACAATGTTGTGCCGCACAGTGTTTTCTGTTATCAACAAAGGAGCAGCTGATACTCTAGGTATTACATGGACTGTCACTGTTAACTAAGGAATCGTAAGATGGGCTTGAAATTTGCTAACAATGCCTTCGGCACGCTAAGTGCTGGTATAACAAATTCAGCTACGAGTATCACCCTTTCTAGTGGGCAGGGTGCTCGTTTCCCTACTCTTGCCGTTGGTGACTATTTCTACGCAACGTTAATTGACACTAGCAATAACTTAGAGATTGTAAAAGTTACAGCTAGGTCTACTGATGTTTTGACTGCTACACGAGCGCAAGATAACACTACAGCTCGTGCATTTGCTATCGGAGATCGTATAGAGCTTCGTATTACAGCAGCTACGCTTGAAGAAGTAGTATCAGGGGCTACAGTTTTAACCGACCAAAGTCCTCAGTTGGGCGGCAATTTGGACTTAAATAGCCAAGACATCACAGGCACGGGTAACATAGATATTACCGGTGACATTGATGCTTCTAGCGAATTTAAGATAGGCGGCACAGTTTTAGCTGACAGTGATGGGATTCATGTACCTCAGCTATCATCTAACCCTTCTTCTCCTGTAGAAGGTCAGATGTATTACAATACAACCAATAAAGTTATCTATAATTGGGATGGCAGCCAGTGGCTACAAATGTCCAATAAGTTTACAGGCAGCGGCGGAACTGAAAGCACTTCAGGTGGCTACAAATTTCACTTATTTACTACGTCTGGTACTTTTGTAGCTGATACAGCAGGTATAATTGACGTTCTTATTATAGCTGGCGGCGGCGGAGGCGGCGGCTGGGGCGGCGGAGGCGGAGCCGGTGGGCTTGTTGACGCTACTTCTGCGTCTATTAGTGCTGGCTCTTATTCGATTGTTGTAGGAGCTGGCGGTAGCGCCGGTTATTATGCGCCGCCATATGTAGCTGGCGGCGACGGTAATCCTTCAAGCGCTCTTGGTCAGACTCAAGCAGTCGGCGGCGGCGGAGGCGGAGCCTTTGACTCTAATCCAGGTAGAGCAGGTGGCTCTGGCGGCGGCGCTTCTATTCGTAGTACCACTGGTACAACTCTCGGTGGTTCCGGAACATCAGGCCAAGGAAATGCTGGCGGCTCTTGTAGCCCAACGGTAGCTAACACAAATCCATACCCACGCGGAGGCGGCGGAGGCGGAGCAGGCTCAGCAGGATTTTTATCAAACGGCGGAGCAGGCACACAAGGTGACGGCGGATTTGGGCTTAGCAAATCAAACTACTCGCAGTTTGGCGCATCTGGTGTATTTGCTGGCGGCGGCGGTGGTCATACAGATGGCAGAGCTTCTCCGTTTGTTGGTACTAATACTTCAGGAGGCGCTGGCGGCGGAGGTAATGGCGGGCGGTATGTCACCGGTACCGGTTCCAGTGACTTAAATGCTACGGCAGGCTCAACTAACACTGGTGGCGGAGGCGGCGGCGCTTACGGAGCCAATTCTTCACTAGCAGCCGCCGGTGGTTCTGGCGTAGTAATTATTAGGTATATCGAGTAGGGAGAGCAACATGGCACATTATGCAAAAGTAGTTAACGGCATTGTCGCTCAAGTAATTGTTGCTGAGCCTGAGTTTTTTGATACGTTTGTAGACGATACTCCAGGTGAGTGGGTAAAAACTAGCTATAATATGAGAGGCGGAGTTTATTATGATCCAAGCACAAATACTCCTGCAGAAGATCAGTCAGTTATAACAGGTGATGAAGCCAGAGAACGTAAAAATTATGCGTCTATCGGAGATGTTTATGACTCCGCTGCAGATGTTTTTTACAAGCCGCAGCCGTTTGATAGCTGGACATTAAACACAACAAGTTATGTATGGGAGGCACCTGTAGCCTATCCTGATAGCGGCTTCCACCTTTGGAATGAAACAGAACAACGCTGGGATGAGGTGACATAATGGGCGTAAAAGTAGAAAATAATGCCTTCGGCACGCTAAGTGCTGGGATAACTACTTCTGACACTACTGTCACACTGGACTCAGGTGAAGGCGCACGTTTCCCCACACTTGGCTCGGGCGATTATTTTTACGCCACGATTGTCGATACCAGCAACAATCTAGAGATTGTAAAAGTCACTGCTAGGTCTACTGACTCTATGACTGTAACTCGTGCGCAAGATGGTACTACAGCTCGTGCGTTTTCTATTGGTGACCGCTTTGAACTTCGCCCTGTAGCTGCGTTGTTTGAAGATATTGATATTAGAGGTTCTGGAGGTACAATTTCTGGTAACGTAGATATAGATTCTTCTGGCGCTGAACCTCTTACTATTACAGGTACAGACGCTACACAAACTCGTGTACAACTTATAAATACAACTAGCGGAGTTGACTACACTTACGTCCAAGCAAGGACAGACGCTGGTTCAGGTTATTTTATCCACAACGGTACGGGTCAAGGTAACGGTCTTGCATCTAATGAGACTTATCTATGGTCGGATAATGGTAAAATATCTCTTATCCCAAACAGTACTATCGCTAACAAACTAGAAGTAGCTACCAATGGTGATGTTACTGTAAATGGTAAAGTATTTGGCGGTGGACTAGTTTTATTAGGTCAATCATCTTGGACTACTAATACTACTGGTGCTAGTTTTGACGTTTTTGACTACACAAAGTATTCGAACTATTTACTGACTTGGATTGTAAGTCATTCTCCTGTCTGGGAGCATACATATTTTAGGTTTAGAAATAGTAGTGGAGATATAACTACTGCTAGTGCATACAACGGTGTAACCTCTTGGTACGGTTCTAGTAGCACTGATGGTCATCCTACTTACAACAGTGGCGGAAACTTTGGAGGGTCGCGAAGTTTTATATGGATGGCCGGTAACGGTACGGGCTACTCATCACATGGAATGGCTATAATTAGTATTCCTCACAATGGAGCTTATGCTAGAGCTTCTATACGAGGAGATTCTCAACTTGTTTACAGGAATAGTACTGTTCACTATTTAGAACAATTTAGCGGCGCACTTTCATTGTCTAATCCCCATACGGCTATAACAGGCTGTTCTGTATTCGGCTCTGGAGGCAACAGTGAATATGGGTCTGTTGAGATATTCGGAATTGAGAGGGGGTAATTATGGCTGAGCAATATTACCAAATAATAAATGGCGAGCGAGTAGAGATTACAGGTGACGACCTTACTGCTAGAAAAGCTGAATGGGCGTCTGAGAACGCACAATCTGATGCTCGGGCATTAGACTTTCTTAGGAACGATCGTAATAATTTACTAGCACAATCCGATTGGGTAGTTGTTAGAGCACAAGAAGACGGTACGGCAGTACCAGCAGCTTGGGTCACATACAGGCAAGCACTACGAGATATAACTAACACCTATTCAAACGTAGAAGAAGTAGTGTGGCCGGAGAAACCAGAATGAAGCGTACTCCTCTATATATGTTTCCTAACGGCACGTTTGCTAGAACAGCAGACAAAGTGCCTGATGATTGCGTGTTAGTGGAAGAACCAGAGTTACCGGATGAGCCGGAAGTAAAGATAGAAGATCAAACTCAAGCTGTATTGGAGGCAGAGCGTGGCGAGAATGACAGTCGCTGAGATACAGCAAGAACTTCTCACACATGAAGCTGTGTGTGCTGAACGGTATAATACGTTTATAACTCGTGTTGATCGGCTTGAACGTATTTTGATTGTGGCATGTGGCACAATCATTGTCGGACTAGCGTCCATCCTTAGTGCAATTCTAATAGGAGGCTGATATGCCAGGATACGGAATGTCGAAAGACAAAAAGAAAAAAGTTGCTTCTTACAAAAAAGGTGGCGAAGTAAAAAAAGCTAGTGCTTCTGCAGGGTTCAAGATGTGCCCTCAGTGTAAGACTAAGCGTGCTTGTGCCATTGCTAAGAAGTGCATGAAAAAAGTTTATGCATAGCACATGCTAGCAGAACTTGCTGCCGCTAACGCTGCTTTCTCAGTTATAAAGTCAGCTGTACAGAACGGCGCAGATTTGACCCGCTGTGCGAAGCAAGTCGGTCAGCTAGTTAGCGCGAAAGAGGATCTGCAAAAGAAGGTAAATAAGAAAAAGGCTACGCATCAGACAAATGACTTTGAAGAGTTTATGGCGCTTGAGCGTATCCGAGAGCAAGAGGAGCAACTGAAACAACTAATGATCTATGTGGGAAGGCCAGGTTTACTTAGTGATTGGCAGAAGTTTCAAAAAGACGCCCGAGTAGCCCGTAGAGAAGCTGAGCTAGCTGCTGAACGTAGACGGGAAAGAATCATAGAATATGTTGGTGCAGGAGTTCTAGCTCTAATTTTAATAGCGGTACTTGCTGCGTTTGCTGCATGGGTAGCATGGCTAAAAGGATGGATAAAATGGCCGTAAGGAAAAAGCTAGAAGAGGCATCTAAGTACGCAGACTATGACACAGACGGCGACGGTACTGTAACTGATGCTGAAATCGCCAGAGCAAAAGAAATTAAGGCCACAGAAGATGAACTGCGCAAGCATCTAGCACAACTACGCATGGCTAGGTATACGTTAGTAGCTATGGGTGCTTTTACAGCTGGCATGTTTTTTGTGCCTATAGAGCGTGTAGAAGCACTCTCTGACATAAGTAATTTATTCTACATAAGTGGTGCAGGTATTGTCGGCGCGTATATGGGTGCTACTGCGTGGATGAGTAGGAAGTGATAAATGTATGGCAGCTAAGCTTAGTGAGAATACAGAGGTAGCGTTACCACTTCGGAACATTATTTCGATGGTGGTTGCCGCATCTGTTGCTACTTGGGCTTACTTTGGCATCATAGAACGTCTTAACCAGATAGAGACTAACATCACTATGATGAAGTCAGATCTGGAGCATAACACAGAATTTAGAATTAAGTGGCCGCGAGGCGAGATGGGCAGTCTACCCGCCGACAGTGAGCAGTTCATGCTCATTGAACACCTTGCACAGCAGCTCGATGAGTTAGCTACACAGATAGACGAAGGCCGTGCGCCGCACGACCAACAACAAAAACTTACTTTAGATTTTTATGAAAAACGCATCGCAGGGCTAGAAGCTCAGATAGAAAAGCTGAGAAATAGGAGTAAGTGATGGGTGTAATAACTATAGTTCTTATTTTATACCTAGGCGGCGAAGCTATAGAGTACACACAAAGAGGCAGTATATCTGAGTGTCTAGGAGTAAAGCGTAAGATTGAGCGTCTAGGGTGGAAAGACACACGCAACACTAGATACGCATGTGAAAAACGTGAAGTGGAACTTGAAACCGGCCCAGACGGTAAGCCACAAGTTGTAAAGTTATTAGATTAGGAGGAGGATGTACAGATGTTACAAGCGTTAATTGGCCCTGTTACAGGGATTCTTGATAAGTTTATCGAGGACAAAGACCAGAAAGCTAAGCTCGCTCACGAGATAGCTACTATGGCAGAAAAACAAATGCACGAGCAGGCAATGGGCCAGCTTGAGATCAATAAGATGGAGGCGCAACACAGGAGCATATTTGTGGCTGGCTGGCGACCATTTTTGGGTTGGGGGCTTTCGTTTGCCATGATATGGCACTTTGTTCTGGTGCCTATGGTTACGTTTGGTTTTGCATACGCAGGTATGGAAGCCCCTGATTTACCAGCGTTTGACATGGACTCGCTGATGACTGTACTACTGGGGATGCTCGGACTCGGAGGACTCCGTAGCTTCGAAAAAGCAAAAGGATTGACTAAATGAAAGATAACTTTGGTAAGTGCCTAACACTAATTTTACATCATGAAGGGGGCTATGTTAACCACCCCCGAGATCCAGGCGGTGAAACCAACCTTGGTGTTACTAAACGCGTCTACGAAGAATGGGGCGGTACTAAGGATATGAAGGATCTTACAGTAGAAGATGTTGCTCCAATATACGAAAAAAACTACTGGCTAAGAGCAAAATGCCAGCATCTTCCTGCGGGCCTTGACCTTGCCGTTTTTGACTGGAGTGTAAATTCTGGGGTTGGTAGAGCTGCTAAAAAACTACAAGCTATGATTGGCACAGAAGTAGACGGAGGCATCGGCCCCAATACTTTACGCACACTAGATGAGTATATCGAACACCACGGTATAGAGAAAACGATTGAAAATTACAGAAAAATACGGCAAGATTTCTATGAGTCTTTATCTACGTTTGATACGTTTGGTAAAGGCTGGACTCGTAGAAACGAAGAAACCTGCGAGGCTGCTTTGGGAATGGTACAGTAATGGCGTCAGTAAAGCTTACAAAGTTTCTAGGTGAAGCACCTAAAATTTCATCAGAGCTATTGCCTGACGGCGTGGCTCAAGAAGCATTTAACGTTAAGCTTTATTCAGGCGATTTACTTCCCTACCGCACACCAAAGGACGTAGACAGTACAGAACGATCTGTAGAAGCTAAAACTTTACACGCTTTGCGCGATCCTGTTACAGATGCTCTTGTGTGGTTATCTTGGACTACTGACGTAGATATTGCTGTCGCGTCTGACAGTGATGACAATGCTCAGCGGTTTTACTACACAGGAGACGGAGAGCCTAAAGTATCTGACTATGCTTTAGCTACTAGCGGTAGTGAGCCGTATCCTGTGTCTAACGGGTATTATGACCTTGGACTGCCGCTGCCAACTACTAAAGTCACCGTAGCGGCCACATCTTTTACTGTTGTAAATTCAACACACTATGAACGAGATAGTGGCAATACTGCAACATTTTACGGTAGCACTGCCCACAACTTACGCACAGGTAATATCGTAACTGTTCGTGACTTCGGCACATCTGATGAAGCTAAAGGGTTTAACGCTAAGAATGTTGAGGTCACAGTAACAAGTGACAATAACTTTCAGTATTTTAGTTCTGGCGATCAGGTTGCTAAGACAGCTAACACTACAGGCCGCGCTGACTTGGCCGGTAACACGCAGATCAGAACGTATGTTTACACTTGGGTTACACCGTGGGACGAAGAATCTATCCCATCTAACGTATCTAACGAATTATATATTAAAGAAGGCCAGACAGTTACTGTTTCCTCCCTGCCCCAGACTGCACCGACTGGGGACAACTTTATCCGTGGCGTTAGGCTGTACCGAAGCGTTGCTTCTGCGTCTGCCACGGATTTCTTTTTACTTGCTACGTTGTGGTTTCCTACAACTGTCGCTGAGTTTTCGCGTACTAGTAATGTATCTAGCCTTACTTTATCTAAACCCCATAATTTTATTAAAGACGACAGATTCAAATTAAGTGGGTGTTCTGACGCTAGTTTTGACATTACTGACGGTGTAGTAACAGAAGTTGTAGATGATTTTACATTTAAGTATGCGCAGACTGCTACTGATGTAGGGACAACTAATGCATCTGCTGGCACTGTTTTCCACGATGTGTCTGAATCTTTGGACGACCCTGCTCGATATTGGGGAGATTCTAGCTTTGATTTTACAGATGATTTTCTAGTATCTAGCTTGGATACAATTATTCCATCCGAGGAATATGATCCTCCACCTACAAATATGAGAGGCTTGATTGCAGCTCACAATAATATTCTTGTAGGGTTTTTTGGTAATCAGCTGTGTTTTTCTTTTCCTGATAAACCACATGCGTGGCCCGAAAAATACAGGCTTACGTTCGACGCTGACATTGTAGGTATTGCAGCCGCAGCTGGATATATACTTGTTCTCACAGAAGAGTATCCGTTTCAGGTATCAGGTAATGATCCAGCCACAATGGTGTCTGCACGTATTGATACGTTGTATCCGTGTTACTCTAAGAGATCTATTGTAAACATGGGCTATGGCGTTGTGTGGTCTACTCACGGCGGACTTGCTACATGGAGTCCTACAACAGGTATTGATCTTATCACTAAGTTTGTCCACGATTGGGATACATGGAATGAAGCGCTAGATCCAAGTACTATTGTAGGCCATTTCCACGACGGTAAATATTTTGGGTCGCACAGTACTAAGTCATTTATTTTTGAGCGCGACGATAAGGTAGGCGGGTTTTTTGTACAAATTCAGTATAAGTTTAGCGCAGCGTACTCAGATCCTAAAACTGGTACCATGTATTATACTGAAGGTAGTGACGGAGAAATTTACGAGTGGGATAACGAAGGCGAAGTTTTATCTCCTATGGAATGGAAATCTAAAACTATTGTTACCAAGGACTATCTTAATTTAGGAGCCTTTAGAGTTGTAGCTGACTATGATGCTAGTGCTGAAGAAACCCAGAATATTACTAACTATAACAATAGCCTTGCTAACCTCAATCAAGTTATCTGGAATAGAAGCCAGCAATTAGCACCGATAAATGGCCCAACGCATTATGTATCTGGTGGTGTAACGTTTACACCGAGTGGTACTCTTAACGCTTTTACTGTAAACGGCGACCCTCAAACTTCCTATCCTAAAGCTAATACAGGCACACAGCCTGTAACGTTTAGACTTTGGGTAGACAAAAGTCTTGTGTTTCAAGGTGTAGTTGCAACAAATGATATATTTAGATTGCCTACAGGCTATCGTTCGGATACATTTGAGGTAGGGGTGTCAGGTTCCGCTAGAGTGCGTGCTATACATTTTGGCGAGACGCCCTATGGATTGAGGACATCATAATGGCGAGGTTTACAGCTATACCAGCAGTTCCCCAAGGTGGGATTACAGATTGGCAGAGTGTACTTATTAGCTCTGTTAAAGAAAACGTTGAGCTTCTTACAGGACTTCGCGGCGAAGCTGACCTTGCTAGTAAAGCTATTACCAAAGGCCAAATAACTTTACTTGAGATGCCTGATCAAAATATGAGGCAAATATCTTCTAAAGGTTCAGGCTTTACAATCAGCGGCCAACAGGTTGCTGGACTTGACGACTATGGTTTGCTATTAACAGATGTGCAAACTTTAGCAAATGACCTTGCGTTCACTAGAGCTGTAGTAAACGCGTTAATTAACCAGCTTAAAGGATGATGTGACATGGCTATGAGACCTACAACACCACCCGCAGGCATGGCACCTGTTCCTGTCATGGCTGGCGGCGCAACCCCTGCAGCAATACCGACTACTGTTTCTATGGATTTACCACCAAGTATTCAGCAACTTATTGCTGCACCTTCTCCTGCTGTAAACGAACAAGCTGTAGGAACTATACCTACAGGTACAGCAAACACAAACCCACAGTTTCCGGTTCTTGATTTTCGTATGCAACCTTCTTACGAGGAAGGCGGTCTGATTGGCCCTAGTGGTATGCCAGCCCCTACAGGCGTAGGATTGCAGACTCAGGCACCTCAGCAGATGAACTCGCAGATGGCTGACATGCAGATCAATGACATGCTTAGCAAGAACCCTGAAGTTGTAGCCCGTATTCGTGCTGCTATCGAAGCAGGTTTGCAGTCAGGTGAGCTATCACAACAGGAACTACAGATGGCCACGCAGCTTGCGCAGGTTGCATTGCAGAACCCACAGATGTACCCGCAGCTCCGTCAGTTTGCTATTGATCGCGGACTAGCTGGGCCTAATGACCTACCTATGGAATATGACCAAGGTCTAGTTATTGCACTTGTTACTGCAGCGAAAGCTATGCAGGCCGATGTACAGATCGAAGGCGGACAGCCAATGCCGCAACAACCTCCGGTACAGGAAATGGAGTTTGGCGGATTGCTTGTTGGCCCCTCTCACGACCAAGGTGGCATCCGCGTTAAGATGAAACACGGCGGCGAGATTGAAGCCGAAGGCGGTGAGTACGTTATTCCTAAAGACATTGTAGCCCGTAAAGGCACAGAGTTTTTTGATAGACTAATTGGTAAAGATACTAAAAAGACAGATATGGCATGAGCTTACAAGTAGTAGAAAAACAAAAACCGGAGAGTCTCGCACCCAAAAAGTACGAGGCTATTCTGCTATCTACGCAAGAGGCTTATGATAAGTACTGGGCGCAGTGCGTACCCCACCTACAGAAGTGTATAGAAGGTATGCATGGTGAGCTTACTGTCGAAGATATATACACCAGAGCATTGCAAGGTCAGATGTTTGTCCTTGTGGCTAAGAACGACGACACGGAAGTGCCTGAGGTAAAGTTAGTTTTGGTTATGGAATTGGTGTACTACCCACAGTACACCACAATGAACGTGGTTGCGATGGGCGGCAAAGACTTACGCCACCTTATCAAGCTGTTCTGGAAAGACGTTTGTGGGTGGGCGCGAATTTGCGGCGTCAAAAAAATTGAATGTTCAGTAGCACCAGCTATGGAGCGCATCCTGCTAAGTACTGGTTTTGAACGCAAATATGTCCAGTTACAACAGGATTTAATGGAGGTCTAAAATGACAACTATCGCTATAAACCCGATGGTAGTATCCGTTAGCCCAAGTGCCGATGCTACCATTTCTCGTATTCAACCCACTATGCACGGCGGAGGCGGCGGCATTAAGAAAGTTATTGCGGTTGTTGCCGCAGTTGCCATTCCTATTGCAGCCCCGACCATTGCAGCGTCTATCGGACTTTCAGGTGCGATTGGTGCCGCTATTGGTACCTCAGCCGTTGCAGGCACAATAGGCGCTACAGTAGGTTCCGCGATTGTAGGCGCAGGACTTGGAGCTATTTCTGCTAAAGTAACAGGCCAAGATGTAAAACGCGGTGCTATTATGGGCGGTCTTAGCGGCGGTATTGCAGGATACTTTAGAGGAGCGCCTCAAACTCAGGCTACATCTGGTTCAGGCGTTAGCCCTACAGCAGCCGGTGAAGGATCTCAGCTTGGCACAGACCTGAGTAGTAGTTCACAACAGTTTGGCAATATTGGCCCTGGCGATCCTACTACTTTTGGCCCTGACGCAGTCAATCAGCCTCAAACACTTACAAACCTCAACGCTGGCACAACAGGTGGGGATGTAGCTTCGCAGCTATCTAACACTACCAACCCAAATATAATACAGACTAGCGCTGGTGGTGCAGGGAATGTAGCCCAAGGTGCGCAGAATCTAGCACAAGGTGGTGCAAATCTACAAGGTGCAGTAACAGGCACACAGGCAGCTCCTACAGCGCTGAGTCAACTTGGCCCTAACGCTAGCATTGGCGAAAAGTTTGTGGCCACTATGAAAGACAGCGGCTCTGCTTTGGTTAATAAGTTTACTGATCCTGAGGCTCTTGCTAACGTTACTATGCAGGCCGGTGGTCAGCTACTTGGTACTGCACTAGCACCAGATCCAGAGATGCCGCCAGAGCAGCGTGAGCTGCTTGAGATGCGTAAGCAGGAACTTGCGGAGCTTAAACAGAAAGACGAAGCAGCGTTTAACGCACAGATGGATGCAGCTAAACAGTATCTACAGCAGGCTAAGCAGTATGATCCTACATACATGGCGTTCCAAGCAGCTAACAAAGAAGCCATTGACCAGCAGCGTAAGCTGCGTGAGCAGTATCGTAGGGCAGCTCTTAGCGGTGGCCGTGATATTAGTGAAGCTGAAAAACGTCGTATGAGCCTAGATTCTGCGCGTCAGGTTAGCTCTGAGTATGACCGTGGATTCCAACAAGGTTTGTCAGCTCAGAACAAAGTGACACAAGCCGGTCTGTCTGCGATACCTAACTCAGCGCAGTTTGCTAACTACACCAACGCACTTCGCACACTACAAAGCGATGAAGGCAGGCTTGCTGAATACTACGCTGGCAAGTCGCAGGGTGCAGCTAAGAACATTTCTGATCTGTTTTCTAACTTTAACACTGAGACAGGCACAGGCGTTCAATACCAACGGCGCGGCGGGCAGGCTCCCAAAGCTCCTGTAACGAAAGGCGGTCTTCCTGACTCCGGTATTGAGAAAAAAGGCGGGCTAACTCTACCAGACGAAGACGAGAATGTGACTCCGTTCTACCAACCTGGTCAGTCATACGCGATATAAGGGGTAAGTCAGATGGGATTGCTCGGAGATTTTGTAGGTAACACGCTAGGGCTTCAGTCGGGAGCGGATTACGCTTCCTCTGTTGAATCAGCTAGTAAGTTGCGTGCGCTACAGCGTAAAAATCAAGCTATTGCTGATATGCGAGACTTTGGGCAACCGTCGCAGTCAACTCCTATAAGCTCTGTAGAACCGTTTAATCCTGACGATTCCTCACTTAGCTTTGACAACCTGCAACAGCCAGGATTACGCAACATCCCCCCATCACCAAAGCCACCTGTTGATCAAGAAGGCGGCGTGGCACAGGGTATGGATCAAGCGGATGAAGCTACTACCGAGCCTACACCTAAGCGCGATTCAAGTGGCAACATTATTATGGAGCCATCAGCAGATGGCCGTCTAGGTGACGCACCTACTCTTGATACACCTGATCCATACGAAAACCCAGCAAATGAATTTTCTTTGTTGCCTGATCTTGGGCCAGAGCTTCCAGACCTAAGCACATATAACAAAGCTGCTCGCGCAGGCGAAGTAGCAAAGCGTAAGAATTTACAGACTTCTCTTACAGACATTATGAAGTCTGCAGGCATTCGACGTAAATCAGGTATCGGCTCGCGTAATATTACAAAGGAGCAAGGCGATGCATACAAATGGTGGTCTAGCGACAATGCTTTCCGGTTGTTCTACAACAATCCAAGGTTGCTTGATGAAGCTAGAAGAGATCCTATCGGATTTGCCAAGCGTTATTCAAGTCAGCAGCCTCAAAGAACTCAATCTGATATTGCTACTAATTCTGGAACTCGCACTAAAAAACTTATCGACGGGCGTATCGAGGGTCTAAAGACTCAGATTGATGGTGATAAAGTACAAGAAGTTTATAGAGCCGCCAATGAAATCGGTATCGACCCGTTTGCTGCAATCGCAATTTTTGGTATTGAGTCTGACTTCGGACGAGCCAAAGGTGTAAGCGCTAAGGGTGCAGTCGGCGGTATGCAGGTTATGCCTGCGCAGTTTGACCGCCTAAAGAAATGGTTTGCTGACCCCGCCAACCTTGATCAAATTAAAAACGCGTTCCGTATGCCTAACGGCGAAGTAAACATGAAACGCGTAGAGTACGCAATCCAAACATTTTCTAACATGCAACAGCCTGGGTCTCGTGGCCGTGGCACTCCTAATGCCAACGTCTACGCTGGACTTGCGCAGCTAGTGTACAACAAAGCCATTGGGCTACCCAAAAACCTATGGGGTGCAGGCTATCAAGGTAACGCTAACGAAGTTTTAGCCGCAGGTCGCCCGCTTATGGTGGACGATGGTAACATTAGCAACTCTGATTACAATCGCGCCTATGTCTCACTATACAACCATATCCAACAAACCTATGGCGGAAAGCTAGCAGAAATACAAACTCCGTATGGTATAGACCTCAACACGATTGCAGGGTCTGGCGTAGGCCAGCCTGTTATGACAGGAGAACCTGTTACAGATACAGATATCTCTACTCGCGTCGGTATGGGCGATTTAAGTCAGTCTATGCCTGCTGCGGGTCTTAATACAGGCCAAAAACAAACACAGACAAGCACCGATGGCTATGAGATTCGCCAAGAAGATGGCCCTGTAGTCTATAAAGACGGCAAGCCTGTGTTTAGATTTGCTGGCCCAGACGGCCAGAAAAGAGCTGAAGAATATATTGCAGGTGAGACGGGTACGGGATCTATCGCAAGCCCGTCAGTACAGCCTGATGAGAATACTATTACTCGGTTCCTTGAGAATCCGCCTAACATCGGCATTGAGATGAACAATCTCCTCAAGCAGCGCGAGCTTACAGTAAATTCCATTAACCGTCAGCTACAGCTAACCAATGAAAAAATTAACGCTGCAAATGCAAAAGCTGCTGAGTATGACAGATATGCAGAGATTGCACTGGCTAACGGCCAGATTGCTGATTTTGAAAGATATAAGGGTCTAGCTCAGACCGAAGTTGATAACGCTAGAACTTTGCGTGATGAATCTATTATAGCTAGAGACGGCAAACAGATTGAGATTTTACAGGGCGACAACAAGATGCTGCTGGTACAGGGTGCACAAGCACTGCGTGACCTATCGTATGGCTCTACCGCTCGCGCTGGCGCTGTTATGTCTGCCTTCACTGGGCTAGATATTAAGATACAACCACGGTCTGACGGCAAGTTTGACATCGTTGTACAAGGTAACGTGCAGCAAACACTTACAAAGGCGCAGCTGTCAGACAGACTGCAGCGTACATATAGCCAAGCATACAGAGATAGCCAGACTAAGATCCTGACAGAACGTCAGACATATCTGTTTGAAAAGTCTGTTGACCTTGAAGCTAAACTGGTTGAAGAACAGGCAAAATTCATAAACCAAATGAAGACTGATAAACTAAAATACCAAGCTGAAGCGTACCTTGAGAAGCTGAAGCAAATGGGCGGTGAGTTTAAGGCTTTGGGTAACGGCATGGCTCTTGTCCAGCAAGGCGGCCAGTTCTTCTTGGTCAACCCTACTAAGATAGTTAAAACTGCAGACGACGAAGCAGAAGAGCGGTTGGACGTACAGCCGATTGCATTACCACAAGCTATGGCGTTACTAAGTGGTGCGTCAAAAGGTGAAGATTTCGTAGCCGCGACAGAGTGAGGATAGTATGGCAAAAGCAGGACTTAAATCTTTCGGAAGCCCTACACTCAGCGCGATGGATTTGGAGCCACTAGGCAACCCTTACGATGTTGCACCTGACATCGGGATGGGCAACCTCCTAGGTAGCAGGGAAGCTCTTACTAACGAAGCAGACAGTGTCTTTAATCAAGCCATGTCTCAGTTCTCTATGCCTGAGATGAAGCGGCCTGCGCCTACTGGCCCTAATGTTCTGTTCGATCCATCAGCTAACAAGATGTTTGTAAACGGGTCGTTGTTTGACCTTGACGACGCTGACGCAGCCGTAAAATCCAAAGGTTTTTTAACTGGCCCGCGCCAAGAGCCACGGTCTGGCAACTGGCAGCGTGTTACACCTGCTGAATATGGCAGGTACTATAAGTCTATTACTGACCCCACACTTAGCCGTAGATTCTCTGAGAACGTTGATATTGGTATGGCCAACCTGCGATCTTTGTTTGGCGCAGGTGCTGTATTGCTTGGCGCTGACGAATACGGCCTTGGGGTTATGGAGCGTGCAGATGAAGTTATCCGCAAAAAATCACCGTTTGCAGGTGAAGCTACAGACATCGGCTTTGGAGATGAAGATCTCGGCCCTGTAGAGTGGTTTGTAGGCGTACTGGGCGCACAAGGCCCGATGCTTCTTGAGACCATTGCTGCAGCAGGTGTAGGTTTTGTCCTAGGTTCTGCCACTGCAGGGCCAGGTTTGGGTTCCGCAGCAGGTACAGTCGGTGGCCTGTTTGGTAAGACAGCGTTTAAGAAAGCTGTAAAAGAAGCTGCAGAAGAATATGCAACAATTAAAGCTAGGGACGGCAAGGCAGCGGCCAAAGCCTTCCTGAAGACTGACAAGGGTAAGACGCTCAAGCGTGCGTCCGGTGCTGCAGGTGCCGTTGGCCTTAGCTATGTCAACAACTTTGGTATTGCATCGTCTGATGTGTACTCAGAGCTATTGGAGTCAGGCGTAGATGTAAACGATTTTAACGCTAAGATGACTGCACTTACAGCCGCAGTGCCATACGCTGCACTCGATACCATCCCTGAGTTTGTCGTAGGTGCTAAGCTTTTTGGTGGGTTGCGTGCAGGATCAAAGGGCGGACGCTTGCGTCGTGGTGCTAAAGGTGCAGGAGTAGGTGCTGTCTTAGAAGGCACTACTGAAGCAGGCCAAGAAGGCATTATTATGGGTGCAACTAGCGCCTACACTGGACGCGAGTATGAAAGCGATGAGGTACTTAATCGACTGGTCAACTCCTTTGCCGCAGGCGCAGCTATTGGTGGCACCATTGGTAGTGTTACCAATCTAAAAACCGACAAGCCAGC